GAGATCGCGCGCCAGCATATTCCGAAGCATCCGAACTGCCGCTGCGTGATCATGCCGTATGCGCCGAAGGGCAAGCGTCTTCCGGTGACGATGTCCACCATTACCGGCACTGAGCCGTCGAAGCGGTCAGGGCGGCGACAGGATCGGAGCGTGACGCTGCGACAGATGGCGCAAACAATTCTCGACAAGACGGTGACGAAAATTCGCATCGAATTGAAGTGAGGCGCTCATGGCTGATGACTACCAGCGCTTGCTTGCACAGATCGCGGACCTGCGCCGGCAGATGTCGCAGCAAACCCAGAAAGGCACCGTGCACGAGGTGAAGGGCACCAAGCTGCGGATGGTGCTCGGCAAGGACAAGGACGGCAAAGAAATCCTGTCACCGTGGCTCAACACCGGCAACATGCGCGGCGGCGCGCGCGAGCAGCGGTTCTACAAGAAGGGACAGAACCTTTCGATTTTCTCACCCGGCGGAGACATCTCGCAGGGCATGATCATGCCGTATGCGCCGAATGAGAAATTCAAGACGCCGGAGCACGCCGATGGCTCGGGTCAGGACGAGGAGAGCTATCAGCAGGACGACTATCGCGGCAAGCAGACCAAGGAAGGCCACGACCACTGGCTGCAGCCCGAAGAGGAAGAGAAAAAGGAGGGCCAGCAATCCGGTGGTCAGGGTGGCGGTGGTGGCGGCGGAAAGAAAGAACAGAAGAAAGGCCACGTCGGCGGCGACAAGGCGGTGATGAAAGCCCGCATGAACAAGGATGGTGGGCACACGCTTCGCGTCGGCAAGGACAGTCGCGTGGCCTCGCACAAAGACGGCGCGAAAATACGCATGGGTTCTGACTGGGTAGTGGTATCGAAGGGCAAGATCATCTTCTCGAAACCGCCTATCCTCGGCAAGGACCCTATCAAGAACGACGACAAGTAACTTCAACAGGAGAGGCCAACATGGCAGCTATGGTAAGGACACCTCGCATTCTGCAGAAATTCTATGTCTACGATCCGAACGTCAGAGACACGTTCGGTGGGCTTACCGTGAAGCAGGACAAGGACGACAAGGGTAACCCGAAGGACGGCACCAACCACGTGCTCGCGGTGACGCAGCAAGTGCAGTACTGGATTGATCAGGGCCTGATCGGCGATAAGCCGGTTGGGGAGATCAACGAAGCGCACAAGAAGCTACTCGGGCAGATCACGCGCGGGCGCAGCGCGGACGTCGACAAGAAGCCCGGTCGCATCCCTCGCTACGACAAACGCATCCAGTCGGGCGCTCCGGGCTTCGCCGGCAAGCCGGCGTACTCTGCGCAGCAACTGAACGCTCGCAGGGACCAGAAAAAGAAGGAGCGTCTGCAGGAAGCCAAGCCGACGCCGAAGACCGAACCGAAGGTCACCCCGAGCGCATCGACCACCACACGGGGCTGATCGATGGCGGACTATGTCTACGATCCGAACTTGGATATGTGGCCAGACCTCAAGTATGGCCGCATCGTTCTCAACCCCGTGCGCATCGGTATGGACCGTTACACCGGAAAGGTGCTCACGGGTTGGGATCATGTGATTCAGTCAATGCTGGTGATCTTCTCGACCAAGTATCATGAGCGCGTGCTGCGTCGCTGGTGCGGATCGTATGTGCCTCATCTGATCGGTGAGAACGCCACGCAGACCACGATCTGCCGGTTCTACTGGGCTATCGCCACCGGGCTCGATCTGCATGAACCGAACTACCGCATCCAGCGTGTTCGCGTTGGCATGCGTTCTGACGGGTCGATGTTGACGTCGCCGGAGGACTTGCGCAAAGGCGAACTGCAGACGGCGATGGAGGGCGTCTATCGACCACGCGGCCACCTCGGCAACAACGATCCGCAGGTGCGGCGCGGCGTTGGTCTGGTCTCGCGCGGCTACAATCTGTGGGAGCGGCAGGCCGGCTACGTCTCCGGCGCGCCTGAGTACGGCCTCGGCACCACGCCGAACATTCCGCCGGGGAGTCAACTATGAGCGACGTCTACATCCAAGGCGGCGGACAGGCGCTGGCTGACAGGCTGACTGATCGCATCTCGGTGATCCTGCCGGCCAACCTGCAGCCGATGATCGTGCTGGAGAAGATCGACGTCGAAGCGATCCTTTCGTCGCGGATGGCGCGGCTCAAGCAACTGTGGGCCTATTACGATCCGCCGGCAGCGGCGCAGTACGACGTCGAGAACCTCGAATTCGATCCGATCAAGATCAACCAAGAGGCTTGCGCGTATTTCGAATTGCTGTTGCGGGATCGCGTCAATCAGGCGGCGCGCTCGATCACGCTGGCCTACGCCATCGGCACCGACCTAGATGCCATCGCAACGCGATATCCCGGTGGCGTGCCGCGCCTGCCGAACGAGAGCGACGACCGTTATCGGCGGCGCATCTGGCTGTCGCCGAACACGCTGTCGCCGCACGGCACGGCGGAAGCCTACGAGTTCTGGGCGCTGACTGCGATGCCATCACTGCGCGACGTCACCGCGATCCGCTTCGTGATGCACGACTACTATCCGACGATCCTGATCACCTGCCTCAACGAGCCGCCGGCAGCGCCGAAGCCGACCGATGAGGAGCTTGTAACGATCCGCGCCTACATCCAGAGCTTGTCGCGGCAGGGACTCACCGACGTGATCTCGGTCAATCCACCGAAGGTCAGGGAGATCGAATACAAGATCGCAGTGTGGCTCTATCCCGGCACCAACCCTGACCAGACCATGCAACAGATCGTCCTCAACCTTTCCAATCTGGTCAACGATCAGTACTGGCTCGGGCATGACCACTCGCACACTGCGATCCATGCCGCGTGCCGGCTCACTGGCGTGCACCACGTCGATATCGAACTGCCGGAGGATGATGTGATGGTGCCGCTCGACTGGGTGATCAAGGTGACGCAAGTCACCGTCAGAATGGCGGGCCGCGCGCTGTGAATGACATCGTCACCGAAGGCCTGATCCAGTACCCGGGAGCGAAGCTCCTTTATCGCTCGGCGTCAGGCCTCGAAAAGTCGATGGCCGACGTCGACGGCGAACGCCTGATCGGCACCTACGCCGAGATCATCGCTGACCAGTGGGACCCGTACAAGATCAGCTACAACAACCTGCCGTATCTCGGATACGCGCATGGCGTGATGCTGTGGGAGGATGGCTGGAGCGAGAGCACGCAGCGTGAGTGGGTCGCCAACCAGTTCACATACAAGTCGCTGCGCGGCACGCTGGCCGGCATCGAGATGGCACTGGATTATTCCGGGCGCGATTTCACAGGCGGCTATACTGTCCCGCAGGCACTGCGGCCACCGCAATGCTTCTTCGCTTCGCCGTCGATGTCGAAAGCGGCCTACGATTTCTGGATACACCTCCTGCCAGAGGTGCGCATCACGTTCGAGGAAGGCATCGGCTGGGACGGCGTCGACGTGCTGTACGTGCGCGATGGCGGCGTTAATGATTTCGTCGGGCTCGATGACGGCGAGGCACTGCACGGTCGCAAGGCTTACTTGCGAATTCGCGGCAAGGATGTCCCGCTGCAGATTTATTCGTTCACCAAGACGATCAACGGCGTCGCATCGGTGGACTATGAACAGGTTGCGCTGCCCGGTCTGGCTGGCCCTGCCTACATGACCGAGGACTTCGTCAACGATGAGCAATTCGTTTGCGCTGAGTTGGTGGTGCCGCAACTGGTGACAGTGCGCATCGACGGATCGTACAGCCACGAGCAGAGCCAACTGCATCTCGACACGGTGTTGCCCGGACTAGAACCCATCGACGTGCGTTATGAGCGCGACAGCGACATCGGCTGGGCCAACTCGTTCTTCTTCGTCGGTGACTGGAGCGACAGCCGCAACATCACGCATCCGAGCGACTTGCCGCATCCAGATCATGAACTACCAGACACCACTCCGCGCCCGGAACACCCGATAGTGTTGCCGCCAACGCATCCGAACACTGTGCCGGAGCCACCGCAACCTGTGCCCATCGTCTACTACGCCGATGCAGGATACGACGCCGCGCGCATGCTGGCAGATCGCATTTTCCTGTACGACCCTGATATCGTCGGCACGATCACTGGCGGCATCTCTTATGTCGGCGTCGACTACGTGTCGTGGCCGGCCTACACCGCCGACCTGATGATCGACCTTCACACTGACGACGATGTCTGGAGTTGGTTCGGTGATGAGGGCTTCGTTACCGATGACAACTATTTCGCAAGCGAGCCTGACCTGCGGGACTTCGACCGTGGCAACCGGGCTGTCGTTACTTCCCAAGCGCTGAGAGATCGTGTGCGCGTTGCCTACGACCCAACGCGCCTGATCGAGCTACGCGAACGGGCTTATGCAGAAACCACCATTGACCAGCAAGTGATCAACTTGCTCTAGGAGAGGCACACATGGAACGCAAAGTTAATATCCAAGACTGGCAGAAGGTGACTGTCGAGGACTTCAACAATTTCGGTCTCTTTCCTCGATACTCCTTCGATCACATCGTCGGCGACACTCTCATCCCGTCGATGGCCTACACCGGCTTCACCACGGTGCAGACCGCGCCGGCAGTGGTGACGGTTGGCAATGGTCGGCTCTATCACAACGGTCTTGTTTTCTACAACGACAGCGAGGGCGGTGCTTCGCTCGATCTGTTGGGCGTTCTCCCTGTGGTGACGCGGCGTTATGTCGGCGTGGTGGTATGGGGCCAAGAGGTTGAGACGGACACCGAACCGAGAACCTTCCTGACCGATCCGGTAACGCGTGCCACCGTCGCGCGCGTGGTGTCGACCGAGAACCGTCGCTGGGCCAACATCTCCAGCGTGGTCGGCGCGGAAGGCCCAGACCCGCAGCGTCCGAGCGTGGCCTCGAACACGCTGGCCGTTGCGTGGATACTGCTCGACTCCACCGGCATCGTCTCGATCCAGATGGTGGACGAGAACCGCGCGCCGAACCTGTCCAATCTCGATGCTCGCATGAACGAGATGGACGCGTGGCGCTTGCAGACGGCGTCACGGCTCGACACGCTGGCGACCGACATGGCTTCGCTGGCAGCACGTATCAACGGCACCGCCTCGATGCGGTTCACGCTGAAGATCGCGGCAGACCTTGCGCGCGTGCGCGAGGTGCTGAACCTGCCCGACACCTATTCGTCGTGGGGTGCAGATCACTATCTGACCAACGATGAGAGCGACATTCTGCACGTCGACTATCTGGCCAAGATCGAGGAAGGCATCCGCTTCCCGAACGCCGCCGAGCGTGACGCGCAGATCGGGCTGTTGAACCCGATGGACCCGGCTGTCATCAACCAAGCCAACTTCGTGTTGCCGGCCTACGATCAAGTGTCGCGCATGGAGGTGGTCGGCAACGACAGCGAACTGTCGATCTCGCAGTACCAGTACCAGACCATCAGTTGGGAGCTCTGCGCCAAGACACGCACGCGCATCCGCTGGGGCACGGCGATGTACGTCTGCGCCAACGGCGTCTGGTGGTTCGCGCCATCGGGCCGTGACTGGATTACGTCGATTGGTGAGGGTGAGCAAGGCAACGGCACGGGCGTCGGCGGCAACACCATCAACACCGATCTGATCTACGATCCGATCCGCAACATCCTGACGCGTGGCACCGAGACGTTCCAGATTCTGGACGTGCAAGACAACCCGAACCACACCATCGTGCGGCTGGTGCAGTTCTGGGTCGATGAGATCATCGACAGTTATTACTGGCGGCAGGTGGTCACTATCGAAGGCCTGTCGGGCTCTGTGATCTCGCAGACGTTCCTGAACTCACAGGGCGGCTGGATGACGTCGCTCGACCTTTTCTTCACCCGCGTGGCCGGAAGCGGCGACGTGCATGCACTGATCTGCGAAACCAACGGTGCCGGCGCGCCGAACTTTGAGCGCACCATCGCGCGCTCGACCCTGACGGCTGACCGGCTGCGGACGCTGCCGAACCACACAAGGTTCGAATTCCTGCCGACCTATCTGGCGAAGGGTGCTCGCTATGCCATCGTGTTGCAGACAGCAGGCAACCACTTCGTGGCGCTGGTGCACAACAACAAGTTCGCGCAGGGCACGCTGTTCTCATCGAGCGATGGAGCATGGTCGTCTGGTGATCTCGCCAAAGATATGACGTTCCGGTTGAACTTCGCCAAGTTCAGAACCAACCGCGTCACCACGCAGTTGCTGTCGCTCGAACTCAATGGCGGCATCGCCAGCATCGATCTCAACTATGACTCCACGCGCCCACCCGGCACCACGATCCAGTACGAGGTGCAGGTCAATGGCGAGTGGACGAAGCTCGGCTACTACCAGACCAATCCGCTGGTGGCACTACCGCCGCTGTTGCCGTTCCGCGTCACGCTGATCGGCACCACCGACGAAATGCCCGGGATCGGCGTTGCTGCGAATTCCCGCACGCTGACCTCGCGTCCGCGTTCGGACTTCCGTCACATCTCGATTGCAAGAACGACACCGACGCCGGTCACCACGGTCTATGTAGACTATCGTCTGGAGTCGTGGCGCGGCCCTCCCTACCACACGTTCACGCCGAGACTGTTGGTGGGTCCGGGCTACGTCAACGTGCAGACGCCATCATTGATCGAGGACGAGATCGACCCGAACGATCCGACCACCTTGATGCGCAAGTGCACGTGGAATCTGGCGGCGCTCGGCGGCACTGCGATCAACGCCTACAAGATCAGGTCGGAGGGCACCACCGACAACGTGCTCGCAACCTATCTGGTCGGCGAGCGCGTCGACATCGCTATCGCCTAACGGCCATCGCACAAACAGGAGAAGACCTTCATGGCTACGGATAAATTCCCACAGCGCAACGTCAATATGCCGATGAGCGAGGCGGCTGTTGAAGCCGCTCGCGCGCGGCTGACGCCACCGCGCGGCTACGTGCCGGATACAACGCCACCGACCAACGGCAAGGGATCGCGGCGCGAAGTGCGCAAGGGCGAATGGATTGATGATCGTGTTATCGTGATCGGCGGTCCGTCGTCACCGTCCACCGACTCACCGCCAGAACTTCCGCAGCGGCGCGATGCACCGCCGGCCAGCTACGATCCGGCAACGACCTACAGCATCACGCTGGGCAAGCCGGCAGTGTTCTGTGGTCGCGTGCTGTCTCCGGCCAAGACCTACCAGATGACAGGTGACACGTGCACCCAGATCACCACAGACTACCCGGGCGCGATCATTGACGCGGTCGTGCTCGGCGCTACGCCCGACAGTCCGGACATCGCACCTAGCGCGGCGAAGACCACTCAACCGGCGGCGAAGTCCAAGAAGGCGTAACTGACATGGCACTGAAGCGGCTTGACGAAGAGTTCGAGCTTAAGCCCGGTACGCAATTGCTTCCTTACATGAAGCGGTTGCTGCCGTCGCTGGAGGGCCGCTTTCAGGATTTGGAAGCGACGCAGGAATTGCTCGCCGGCCTCAACGAGGAAATTCGAGCCGCAGCATTGCTTCGGATGAACGAAATCCTGATCCCGGCCACCAAGGATATTCTGGAGGTCACGCAACTCGGTTTCCTGCTCGCGCCCATCGATGGATCGTATGAGCTCGTGCTTGGCAACATGACGTTTCCGATTGAGGAGGGCGTGCAGCGCGACACCTTCACGCCGTCGCCATACCTGATCATCGAGCACACGCCGGATGACTACGCCATCGCTCGCACCGAGTCCTATGATCAGGCGCTCGGCATCCTGCACGTGGTCGTCACAGCGCTGCACGGCGACCCGGGACCGTTCGATGACTGGGTGGTGTCATCGACACCGGGCATGGCTGACAGCACCAAGCTCTATCACGACGCCATTGCACCGATGCACGCCGAGATATTGGTCGACTACCAAGACATCCTGATCAAGCACGCCGAGATCGTGCAAGCGGCCAATGATCTGGTTGCAGCCGGTCTCGACCTCTATGCCTATGTCCGTCGCGATGGCACCTCACCGTTCGATGCTGTACAGCGCGGCGTTGCTCCGGTGGTCGGCTCGAACGACACTGCGATCCCGACCACGTCATGGGTCCGGGCAAGGATGAACGAGTACCTGCGGGACTCGATGTCGGCCACGGGCGCAGCGATGACGGGGCCGCTGTATTTGTTCGGCCCGCCGTCTGCACCGTTGATGGCGTCGACCAAGGCGTATGTCGATGCCACGGTCAGCAGTATGGGTGCCGCCAGACTCTCCGTGACTGGCGGTCAGAACATTTCTGGCGGTGGTTTTACTTTCTCGGTGCAGGTGAACTCGGCGGGAAACCTCGCCCTCAATGCGTTGCTCGGCAATTATCAGAGCATCGGCAATAACGGCGCGTTCACCATCACCGCGCCTACAGTGGACAGCGCGATTGATCTCATGGTCGTCAACGCCGCCGCTGCGGGTGCAATTACGTTCACCGGGTTCACGGTGGGCAACAACACTGGCGATCTTCTGACCACCACCAACGGTCACATCTTCATCATCTCGTTCCGGCGCATCGCCGGCATCTCGACCTACGTCATCAAGGCTTTGCAGTAACAGGAGTGAACATGGCCGACGTTGCGTTCTTTGAAGGACGACAGACCACACCCGTGCCGCCCGCGCACGCGATCCCGTCACCGTCGCCGCTGCAAATGTTGGCGACTGCGATGGAGTGCAACCCGGTCGGCTCGATCATGGTGACACCCATCGTGCAGGATCAGATCGTTGGCGACTACGTCCGCGACATCCGCATCTTTTCGGCGAAGTCAGCGACCGCCGAGCCGATCATGATCCTGTCGGTAAGGCTGCACGCGCTCACGATCAAGCAACTTGAGATCATGACGCCGGCACACGTGATCTAACTTTTCGAAACCACTTCAACAGGAGAGACCAGAATGGCTGATCCAGTATTCGGCATTAGTATCCGTAAAGTTGACGAAGGCGCGCGTCCGGTATTGGCCGCAGACCTTTCGACAATCGGCATCGTCGGCCCCGCGCCACTCGCCGACGCATCGCTGTTTCCCTACGACACTCCGGTGTTTCTGAACTCGAACGACCACACCAAGACCCGCAAGCTCGGCGATCTCGGTTACTTGTCGGACGCGGTGCGTGGCATCAACGACCAACTCGGCGAGACGCAATTCGCCGCGCGGATCGTCATCGTGCGCACACCGGAAGGCACCGATGTTGACCCGGCGATCAAGCTGCAGCAAACGATCTCGAAGATCGCTGGCGACAGTCTGACCGGCACCGGTATGTGGGCGTTTCTGAAGTCCTCGCAGAAGCTCGGCTTCACGCCGCGCATTCTCACAGCACCGGGCTACACCTCGCAGATGGCCAATGGCGTCGGTTACATCGAGCGCACCGCACCCGGCTCGATGTACGTGACGGATCATTCCTATCCGGTGACGTTCTCCGGCGGCGGTCCTGATGCAGTACAGGCTACTGGTCACGCCTATGGCCTGAGCAACGGGCAGCTTGGTGCAATCGAGCTCGAACTCCCCGGCGCATGGTACGACACGGCACCGAGTATCGAAGTGCCGCCGGCTGGGTATGAGGCGGCGTCTACCACCGTGGAAATTGGTGGCATCGGCTACGGCGTCGGTGAACAGGTCGTGCTGCAGAACCAAGTGATGGTCACCGTGGTGACGGTTGGTGCTGGCGGTGAAGTCCTGACGGCTAACGTCTCCAACAAGGGCTTCATCGTCGGCACCTCAGTGGCCCCGGATGAGCCGCAGGAAGCGATCCAGACCAGCGGCACCGGCAGCGGTGCGACGTTCAACATCGTGTGGGATGAAGTCGGCACGACTGCCGCGTACACCGCGAACATCGTTGCCGGTGCAAATCCGGTGGTGGCGAACGCAACGCCGATCTGCAACCAGTTGCTCGGCATGATGATCGTGGAGTCGGCTGGTTCATCCTTCCAGAACGACATCGACTGGCGCGAGACGATGCAGTCACATCGCCTGATCCCGCTCAGCGGCGGTTGCCGTGTGATGGACCCGGTGACGAGCTACATCGTGATCCGTCCGTTGGCTCCACGCATGGCCGGCATCTTGGTCCGCCGTGACCACGAGACCGGTGCGCCGTTCCATTCGGCGGCGAACCAAGCGGTGCAGGGCATCATCTCGCCGAACCGAGAGATCGGCTTCAACCTGACCGACAGTGCGAACGAGGCGCAGGAGTTGTTTGCTGCGAACATCGGCGCGCTGATCCGTGGTGAGGTGGGCGACGACTTCGCCATCGCGTCGGGCGGCTTCGTGCTGATCTCGACCGACAATGCCGGCGAGGACCCGTTGTGGCAGATGTACAACGTCATGCGTGGACGCGACTACATCCACCTCGGCATGCTGCGTGCGCTGCGCTTCTTCCTCGGTCGTTTCAACATCATCGGCCACACGGTGCAGGCGATCCTGAACACGATGGAGTTCTTCCTTCGCGATCTGGAAGCCGATCAGCACATCCTCGGCTACGATGTGAACTTCCGCACCGAAGGCAACTCGCCGGAGCAGATCAGGCTCGGGCATCTGACCGTGGGCTTCCGCGCTGAAGAGCCGCCGGTCCTCAAGCACATCACCATCGAGTCCTCGCGCTATCGCGAAGCCATCGATGCAATGGTCTCCGATCTGGCGACGCAACTCAATCTCGCGTCGTAATCGTTGGTGGACAGCACGAACTGACGTGCTTCAAACTGTCGGGGCGACTGGAAGCGTCCGTCCATCATCCATTTTCGCATTATTCGAGAAGGAAAGAACTCAATGGCTCAATCAACTGTCTACGTGATGGAAAGCGCCAACCTGATTTGCGGCGATACTCGCCCGACCGCTCCCGGCAAAGCCGGCGCTCCCGGCATCTCGACGCATCTGGTGTTGCAGGAATTGAAGCTGCCGACGATGGAAGAGAACTACGTCGATCACGCTCCGGGTGGCGCGACCATCGCCATCGAAGTGCCGACGCACATGAACAAGCTCGAAGCGACGTTCAACCTCGCGGGTTGGGACCCGTCACTGATGGCGTACATCGGGCAGAACGATCCCTACTACCAGCGCTTCACTGCCTACGGCCTGATCCGAGATCGGCGGACCAGCAAGGCATTGCAGGCGATGGCGGTGATCGAGGGACGGCTCGGGCGCGTCAACCCGACCGCGTTCTCGAAGGGCAACCTGATGGCTCACGAGTACTCGATCAAGAGCATCGTGTCCTACAAGCTCACCATGCAACTGACTGAGAACGGCCAGCGACCGTTCGTGATCTATCACTGGGACTTCTTCACCTCGAAGCGGATCATCGGCGGCAAAGACCTGAACTCCGACATGATCAACCTGCTTCGCATCC